ATGGGGGGGGAGAGTAGGTCTTACGACCTATTCCTGAGTGGTACCCAAGGCCGGCGTTTGCGGGCGTCGGATATTGCTGCGAGGAGTCAAGACTGCTTCTTCGGTCTCTCACTATAAACCCTAGCTCTTCGTTTAGATATACACTGATCAGCTGAAATAATGCTGTTCGGCACTCACGTGCCATCGGTGTCCTAAATTGAATCTAGGTTAGTTAAGAGACCAAAGGAGGTAGTATGACTATTAGTGGGCCTACTCGAAAATATGATACTTTGAGTAAGCGCAACAAGGGAGCCAATAAAGACAGTTATGTTGACTGTGTTTATTGGAAACAAAATGTAGGGAGTTCTCCTTACATTACATCCACATTCAATAAGATGTCAGAAAGAAATTTCTGGTACCTTAAAGGATGGGATGTCCCTAACTTCCATGCCAGACGTGAGAAAGGTGAACTCATAGTCCAAACCCCCTTCTATTTGTTCCGTCAATACGGACATACAGAAGGTGTTAAGGATGAGTTAAATGTTAACTCTACCCCTAACAAGATGGCTTGGTGCTATGATCACATTTATTACGATTACTGGTTACCCACGGAAGAGTATGTAGCGGCAACTTATCTTGAACCATCTGTCACTGATAGATATGTTCAAGAAGCGGCTGCTGCTATTTACTCGAGTGGGCACGACACCCTAACATTCCTTGCCGAATTAACCGAAGTAAGACATATGTTTGTTGAAACAGGTAAACGCCTGTTAAAACTTTCATCCATTGCACCCAAAGGGTGGAAAGGAATGTCTTGCGATTGGTTGTCCTACCGGTATGGTTGGCGCACCTTAGTTTATGATCTTCAAGATCTAAACGAGGCTGTGACAAACCTTAACGATGGACGTAATCGGAGGAGCGTAAGAAAAGGTCATACGACTAAGACCACTTCTTATGACTCCTGGGATGTTGATCACGGTTTCGGGATACGGCAACACCAGTATCTCGATACCGTTGAAATTGGGCTTCGTGGAAGTGTAGTCGCTGATATTGAGATTCCTGACTTTCAATTCAATCCACTCATTACTGGTTGGGAAATTGTTCCCTTCAGTTTTGTGATAGATTGGTTTGTTAGTATAGGAAAATCATTGGCGGCTATTTGCTTCTTAGGCCAAGCTTCATCATATACTGCGTCGTACGGAATTTCCGTAAAAGTCCATAGAGAATATGAATTTAATATTCAATGGGCTTCTGGATATTCCGGTACTGACTATCAGAATGGTGAAAGCTGGACTGAGATCCACAAACGCATTCCTTGCACCATACCTTTCCTACCGCATTTTCGCGTTAATCTCGATCCAAAGAAGATACTTGACCTTCTTGGACTCGTGATTCAACGAAAGTAGGAGGAAACACATGGCTGGAATGACCACAGTCCTCACAGAGTTCTCCACACAGGGGAACTCGCGCACGTCAACGTACACTGGGCATACGGCTCTAGAGCCGAAGCTAGTGATCGAAAAGCGGCGCGTCCCGGAGGGGAACCAAACCATGGTAGAGTACAGTGCGAAAGTAGTTTCAAGCACTGACGACGCCGATGGTGAGGTTCTTTCCCAAAAGGTCGCCTTTGAGGCAAGTGTTCGCTACCCGGTACTCGGTACGAGTGCCGATGTAACCGCTGCTCTCGCCATCTTCCGCGACATTGTCGCTGGTGATGAATTCGGGAATAGCGTGAACACTCAAGAATGGCTCTAGGATGTCTTTTAATTTTGATTGGTCTAGCTTATCTGATGTTGTCACTAATCTTATTCATGAAATTGGATTAGCGATAAATCTTATAATCGAAACCATCAAAGTCACATTCCCGTAGGGATATGTGACAGAAGAAGCCTATACCATTCCAACTCAAAGGAGGATTCCACATGGAACCTAAAAATGTTGTGTACGACATATGTCGATACTACATTAACGACCAAAAGGATGTTGATCCCGCTCTGATCGCGAAGATCGACGGATTCCGTCGATCACGTAATCTTGCCGGGTTAGCATCCTGCTCCTGTCACTTTGATTGGCTTTGTCATACAATCAACGACTGGAGGTTTCTCAGACAGATCGAAGCCTTCTTCAAGAAGAATTCGATCTTTTCCGACCCTAGCGTTTGTAGCCAGGCTGCTCTTAAATCCTTTATGGATTCTGAGATGCAATGCCGGAATACGAATGCTAGACTAGATTTCTGTTATTTTAAGCGCGATCTTTTAGATCCCGATCTTAAGTCTCAGTTATCTAGAATGGAGCGTTACACTCGTAACGTTCTGGGTTCCTTCAGTTCGTTCATTGATGAGATTCCTCATCTAGTGAAGGTGACTCCGGGAGCGACAGCTCAAAACTCTAGAAGAAACAGTCTACCTCAATTGAAATTGAGGATGAAGACCTTTGCTACGCAAGGGTCGACCTCTTATCTTCGTGCGCTTTACCGTTATTACGGTTTTAATGCGCCCAAGATAATTGAGACTGAATCTAATAGAATTGAGCTCGTACCGAAGAACTGGAAGACAAGCCGTACTATCGCGTGCGAGCCAGAGGCTTCATTGCCTCTTCAGCTTGCTTTCGACACGTACGCCAAACGTCGTTTACGACGATTTGGAATAGACTTGCGCGACCAGTCTGCGAATAGGGAAGCAGCCAGAATAGGATCAATTGATGGTAGCCTTGCTACCATCGACTTTTCCGCCGCTTCGGATACTATTAGCTTTAATACCGTCGCATGGATTTTTCCATACGAATGGTTTAGCTATTTAGCCCGAATACGGTCCTCGAAATACCGAGGTGTTCTAGGTGATGGTATTTATGCCAAGTTCTCCTCAATGGGGAACGGAAGCACTTTTACCATCGAAACGCTCCTATTCGCTGCCGCATGTTACGCTGTGGGTTCTAAACGTTTTCTGGTCTATGGTGACGATGTCGTCATAGAATCAGAACTTGTTGAAGAATTCACACGCTTAACACGTTTCCTTGGCTTTTCCATTAACTACGACAAGTCCTTTGTGCAAGGTCCCTTCCGGGAATCTTGCGGGCTTGACGTTTGGAAAGGCATCGATGTTACACCGACGTATATAAGAAATCTTGATGACCGAAAGGCTGTCAAGAATCATCTTATTAATACGATGGCTAGTATTGCTTTTCCTGGTGGTGAATTAGCTAAGTATCTTATCACTCTTTCCAAAGAGTGGAAGTTACATAGCGTTCCCTACCAAGAAAGCACCTTATCTGGTATATGGATATATCCAGATAAGGCTCGAAAACAAGGAAATCTCAAAACTAAGAACTGGGTCGATTATTCGCGTTCTTTTATTCCGAAGAATAAAAGGAGGCTTTTCGTCGACATTCGAGGCTATTATCTCTGGTTCCTGAATAAGAACTCTCAAGTTCTTTTCGGGGGTCCCTGGGATCTAGCTCGCAACTGTTCTTACGATGAGACGTCATCGGTACCCATTTTCGAACACGCGTACGTGCGAAAGTGGGTCGTTTGGCGGAAGCCAAACG